CAATAGCAAGAAATTAATGCTAGTATAATATAACAATTTATGGTATAATAAAGGCAGAAGAATAGACGAAACTTAATTACTTTCGTTGAAAAGAGAACGTCAGACATTCTCTTTCTTTTGTAAAAATATAGTCTGAAATAAATCTTAGTCTGGAGGTTTTTTATTATGCTCAAAATATGTACTAAATGCAAAAGAGAATTAGAAATTGATAAGTTTGGCAAAGATAAAACTAGAATTGATAATTTAAATGTGTATTGCAAAGAATGCGTACTAATTAAAAGAAAATTGTTTGTTGAATCGCATCCAAATAAGCGTTCAGAATATAATAAAAGTTATCGTGTTAATAATCCTATAAAAGCACAGTTATGTGGTGCTAATTATAGAAAATCTAATAAAGATAAAGAAGCCATAAGGCACAAAATATATGCTGATAACCATAAAGAGGTATCAGAACACCGTATGTTATATAGAAAAAAGTACGATGAAGAACATAAAGAAGTCAGACGTCAGTACAGAAGATTACATTATGCTGAAAATAGAGAGAAGTCAAACGTTACCTCACATCAATACAGAGCAAGAAAAAGCTTATTGATTTCTACACTTACATTTAATCAGTGGGAAAATATTAAATCAGATTTTAATAATAGATGTGCATACTGCAATAAGGAATTACCTTTAGCACAAGAACACTTCATAGCCATAACTAAGGGTGGAGAATATGCTACTTCAAATATTATATGCGCTTGTGGAAGTTGTAATAGTAGCAAGGGTAATAAAGATTTTTTCTTATGGTACCCTAAATATAAATACTACAATAAGAAACGTGAAAAGATAATATTAAAGTATTTGCATTATGAAAATCATATACAACAATTTAGCATCCTATAACAGGGTGCTTTTTCTATGTCCTGAATATGACTATAAACTGTTTGGCAATTTAAAGTATCGGTAAAATATATCGCATTATCATGCGTAAAAAGATGAGAGGAAATAAAACATGGATGAAATTAATGAAAGCGTAACAACGCAGGACGTCGCTGAAACTGCACCTATAGAACAGACTAACGAATCTACCGAGCAGACCGTAAATGCGGATAACGAGGACGTCACAACCTCACAAGTAGATAACGAGAAGGTTCCACAAACTGATGAAGAAAATAGTAAGTTCGCTTCATTTAGGAGAGAACAGGAAGCAAAAACACAACAAGGTATAGATGCTCATTATGACAAATTGTATGGAGCTAGTAATGATGTTCATTCACAAGCCGACTATGATAGAGCCATAGAAGCACAGGAGCAATCAGAACAGGCAGAAGCACAGGCACAACAGTACAAAGAAGCAGGACTTAATCCTGATTTAATCAATGAATTAATCAACAATAATCCTACAGTCAAGCAGGCACAATCTATTATAAGCAAACAACAAAATGATAGCAAAATAGAATCAGAAGTCAATGAGTTATTCGCAGCATTCCCAGATGCAAAGGACAGTAAAATTCCAGATGATGTTTTCATGGAAAGTATTACAAAAGGAATCCCTTTAGTCTATGCGTATTCGATGTATGCAAATAAGAACTCAGCAACAATGGCAGAACAGAAAACTTTAAGAGGACTACAACAAAATGCAGCAGCGAGCCCAGGAGCATTAAATGGAGATCAAGCTGAAAAGAGTGATTATTCTAATATGCCAACCGCAGACTTTAACAAACTTATCGAACGCTCACTACGAGGTGAACGAATAAAAATTTAGGAGTGATTAATAATGGCAACAACTCAAACTTTAGCAGGCTTACCAATAGAAAATAAGGTGTTTTACGATAGGGTATTACTTGAAAGAATGCTACCAGAGTTAGTATACGCAGATTACGGACAGAAAAGACCTGCACCAAAACATGAAGGTGACACAATCAACTTTAGAAAAATGAACTCACTCGCAGTAGCAACTACTCCAATAGTTGAGGGTGTGACTCCTGCAGGAAATGCACTTTCAATGTCTAGCATTACTGCAACAGTTTCTCAATATGGTGACTTTTTACAAATGTCAGATAAAATTGATTTAATAGGTATTGATCCAGTATTAACAGAAGCGGTAACAGTATTAGCAGAACAGGCAGCGTTAACACTTGACACTATTAATAGAGATATTATATGTGCAGGAACTAACGTACAGTACGCAGGCGGTAAAGCTAGTAGAATACTAACCGCACAAGCTGATGTATTGACAGGAACAGAAATTAAAAAGGCAGTTAGAACACTTAGAAGGAATAATGCAAAGGTGGTAGCTGATGGTTCATTCATAGGTATTATAGGCCCTGATGTTGAATATGATTTAATGGCTGATCCTATGTGGGTTGATGTAGCTAAATATCAAAACAAAGAACAATTACTTAAAGGAGAATTAGGAAAGCTTTACGGTGTTAAATTCGTAAGAACTTCTAACTCTAAGAAATTCATAGGACTTGGAGCAAGTGGTATAGATATTCATGCAACTCTTATAATCGCTAAAGATGCTTATGGCTTGATTGACATAGCAGGGAGTGGCAAACCAGAGTCTATTGTTAAAGCAGCAGGTAGCGCAGGAACAAGCGATCCTCTTAATCAAGTAAGTACCGCAGGATGGAAATGTATCTTTACCGCTAAAATGCTTAATGATCTTGCTTTAATTAGAATAGAATCAGCAGCAAGTTTATAATCAATAGTTACATACCTCTTGTAAATTCTACAAGGGGTTATTTTATTTTGAAAGGATGATAACAATGGCAGATATTAAAAAAGAAACTCCAAAATTTACAGATGGTCAACTTGATACAATGGCAAAAGATGCAGGCAAAGAGGTAAATAAACAAGCCAAAGTGAGGATAAGAATACCAATAGATCCACTTAACAAACAGGATAAAGTTGTTCCAGTTATAATTAATGGTTATGTTTGGTCAATTGAAAAAGGTAAAAATGTAGAAGTTCCAGAAAATGTTGCAGATATACTCACAGAAGCAGGATATATTTAATAGAGAGGTGGTATAAATGTTAGTCAATGTTAATGCTCGTGGTAATGCAGATGGTTCTATTGATAGATACATTAATAGTAGAGCCACCACATCACTAGAGACTTATACATATGAGACTTCACAAGATAACTTAACGATAAGAAATGTAGGGTTATTTAACCTTTTTTTAAATGTAGGAACTTTAAATGTAACGATTAAACCTAACGAAACTTGGAGCAATGATGTTACCTTTACAAATTTTACAATTAGTTCAGAATATGAAACATGTGAATTACAAATAACCGCAAAAGAATATGATAATAAACCACTACTTAGAAAAGATAATGTAGGTGGTGTATCTTCTGAACTTTTAGAAACTATTAACAAGAATACGTCGGACTTGGCCCATAATGTGCAACAAGTAGAAGATAGTATTATATCGAATAACGAAAGAATTGATAATCTAGTTATTCCTATAAGTGCTACGAATACAAATATAGAAGTAACAGATTCCCATGTTTCAGCAGTAAAAAATAAAACTTTTACAAGTGTTAAAAATAGATTCGAAGAAAGTGAAAATGATGTTTTGACTAATATTAAAAATCTTGTTGTAAAGGGTGATTTTAGTGGTGGCATAATTGGTTGGTCAGCAACATCAACTTCTACTTTAAGTTTAACAGATAAAACGTTATCAATTGTTGGAACTGGCACAGGTGCAGGAGTTTTAAGGAAATATTCACAAGCTATGAATGTTTCAGCTAATGACCAAGTTTTTATAAAAATGAGAGGTAGGGTTACGAATCCAAATGCAACAAATATGCAAATGAAATTAATAGGTTCTGTAAGTGGAACAGTTGCATTTATACTAAATCAAGCAAATCCTATCGAGAATCAATGGTATGACGTTGTTGCTTTATTGACTTTACCTAGCAATTTTTCGGGAAATGTTCAATTTGAAATAAGTCATGGTTATGTTGATGCAACAACTGCAACAAATAAAGTTTTAGAATTACAGTATATGTTACTAACGGACTTAACAAAGGATTACGGTATAGGTAATGAGCCAACGTTAGAAGAAATGAATATACTATTAGGATATTTTGATAATGGTTGGTTTGATGTATCTATGCCTGTTGGGCTGTTAACTAAAAACCTCTCAAAAGATTTAATAACTTTAAAAAGAGAGGTAGCAAGTTCCACAGGGGGTAAGGCAGATAAATTATATTTAAAAAAATACAATGATAGTACCTATTATGTTTACTATAAACCAAAGGGTAGCAAATGGGTGCGACATGAGTTTTACAGATATGTTTATCCATCACAATATGCTGATGTATGGGTGACACAAGAAATCACAACAGGCTATGACACTAGTGGCAAATTTCCAGACGAGAGTGGATTTGTATTTACGATAGATACACCAGTAACAAGTAGAGGTTCTTCACATGAATTTTCATACAGGATTGTAGGTGACGATTACAGAGGTACAAGACATGGATGTGAAACATTTGATTATTTTAAATTATTATGTGATGGAGTGCCAACAACACTAACAAATGGACAATGTAAAATGGCTGATAGAATTTCACTTTATGAAGAAAGCCATTTATTATCAATCGCAGATGGAACAACTGTACAATTAAAAGTATTTAAAGAGTGGAATTTTGACCAAAGAGGATTAGATTATAGACTTAGTACAGAGTTTATCACACCTCTTACATTGAGCGAAGGATTAACTTTACAAAATGCAGTAATGGTATATGATGCGAGTGTTAGAGCGACTGCTTGTAGATATTATTCATACTTAACAAATGATAATAAGACATATGATTTGTCACTATTGGAAATCCCATCACCAAATCAATCATATGGATATGTCATGTGGAACGATATTAGCGGTCTTTCTTTTAAATCTTATGTTAAAGATGATTGGAAAAGACAATTTAACGACTTTGCAAATTTAGAAGATGGAAATAATTTAAGACCTACAGGTGGAACAGGGTTCAGAAAAACATATTTTACAAGACTATATAACCCTAGTGGTGAGGTAGTTAATGTGGGAGAAATATGGGAATTTAGAACAAGAACAGAAGTATTTTTGAAAGAATAGTTAGTGTCATCATAGGATAAAAATATGTCTCAGTTCAAAGGAGGGATTAAATGAATTTATTACAAATGGACACTAAAATAATTCAGCTTATGTCTCAATATTCCATTAACGGAACGTTAACACCTAATTCATCAAATGCAGATTACCTTTTACGCACAAGAAATTTAATAGATACTTGTCAAAAAGAACTAGCAAACATAAGAAAACTTCCTGGTGTGTACCATGTAGCTTTAAATGCTATCAAGAATCAACTCAATGGATTTAGTGGACAACAACTATACCAACATTTAGACGAGGATATTACATTTAATGCTAGCGGTTCAAAGTCTTATTATTTTGAAGTTGATAAAATTTGTACAGTAACGATCGAGGTTAATGGAGTAACACGGATTACTTTAGAATTAACACCTACACAATTCACCACCTACAAAGGCTTTATAGAAAGCGTAAGTGGCGATAATGTAATCATAAGGTTTAGTGGTTTATATCCCTACAACATACAGAATATCGCACTCTATGCTTATCTATTCGCGAGTGTAGATGATATTCCACAGGCTAGGGCATACGCAAAGGTAACTTTACCATCAGACTTTAGAGATTTAAAAGAAATATGTCTCGAGAGTTATCCTTTTTCCTACCTCCCTATGAATGATTATAAATTTGAGGGGAAAACCTTGCTAATCAATAGTTTCCTAGTAGGCAACTTGGCGGTTCATTACTATAAATACCCTAAAACTATCAATACGGACTCAGTTGAAACAGATGATTTGGAAATAGATTTAGATGTACAAGAATTAATACCTTATTATGTAGCAGGATGGGTATATTTAGAGGACAATCCCACAATAGGCACAATGTTACTCAATGAATTTAAAGATAAAAGAGATCACCTAGGCACAATTTTAGAAGAAACACCAATAACGATAGAAAATATATATAGTGGCTTCATGTAAAGGAAGTGATTAAATGAATTTTACAGTTCCTAAAATGCCACCTTCTCCAGAGTTACGTTTTGGAGCAGATGGAAAGTATAGTTTAGATGGCGGAATCAATTTATTAAAACAAGAAACCGCGTTACCTATGACGCAAGCTAGTGACATCTTAAATGTCAATGCAGATGATAGGGGCACATTATCTAAGCGTAAAGGTCAAGCACTCCTGGATGTCTCACTAGGTAGCGGAGGATGTACCACAATACTTTATAAAGGTAAAATAATTAAACAATGGTCAACTTTTCTCTATAGCGAAAACTTAGATGGAAGTTCGCCGACTCAAATATTCACAGGACTAGCGGTTGCTAAGTCTTTTTTTATTGTCTTTCAAGGATTGCTTTATATGTTGAATGGTACTAATTTCGTTCAATATGATGGAACTACCGCCAAGAATGTAGAACCTTATATACCCACAGTATCACAAGGTAGAAATTACGATGCTTCTGCTTCAACGTTATACGAGCCACTTAACTTTTTAACTGGCGGATTTATTGACATGTTCTCTCCCTTGGGTGCAGAAAAAACCTTTACTATGAGTTTTAAGGGGTTAGATGGTACAACAGTAGTTTGTAACAATGGTACTACAGAGGGTGCGGGTTTCTCGGTTAATAGAACAAATGGGACAGTTACATTTACTACCGCACCAACCGCAGGCACTAACACACTCAAGATAACTGCATATAAAACTAATTCTAGTGATGCATTACAGATTAAAAACTGCACTTATGCAATAGAGTTTAGTTCAAGATTATTCATTACTGGAAATCCTAACTTCCCTAATAGATTGTGGAAAACAGGGTTAACACCTAATCAAAATCCTTTACAAGCTAATTACTTTCCCCAAAGTGGATTAAGTTCATTTGACTCAGTTGTGGGTATAGATAAGAAAATGGTAGCTTTCATTAAAAAGTTTGATAAATTAATTTACTTAAAAGAAGATTCAACTCACATCACCTACAATGAAACTCAAACAGATGGTAATAGTGGTTTTCCTATTAGCAACATTAATGAAACTGTTGGATGCGATATGCCAGGGAGTGTCCAATTAATAAACAACATGCCAATATTCTTTAATAGTCTAAATGGTGGTTATGCAATAGCTAGTACAACAGTTTTAGGAGAAAATGAGGTTAAACCTTTATCAAGTAATGTAAATGGCAACGGCTTAAGACCTGGACTATTACAAGAGACTTTAGCAGACCTTAAAAACTGTTCAAGTTTCAATGATGGTAAAAAGTATTATCTATGTATTCCAGGTAGTGGAAAGGTTTATATTTGGGAT